CCAGGTTCTGCTATTAAGGCAGAAGATCTCAACGATAACTTTACTCAAAACAACTTTGCAGTACAGGAGATCAAAGCTAGCACCTGGGACGTAGACCTAGAAACTATTAAATCTAATGAGACGTGGGTGAGTAGCGACGATCAAATCGCTACCACCGCTGCCATGGATGCTCGTTTCCAAGACGAAGCAACTGAAACCATTGAAAGCACTGAGACGTGGGTTAGCGACGATGATCGTGTTCCCACTACTCTTGCTACTGATAATCGTGTTGATGCTAAAATCGACGCTGCTATCACTGGGGACATTGCTACCGACGGTACTGGTATTACTATTACCAACGATGGTGATGGTACTATTACTCTTGGTCTTGGTGAGGGTTCAGTTGATCTTGATCGGATTAAAGATGAAGACATTCTCACTTATGCTGAGGAAGTTGCTGGGTCTCCTACTTGGGACAGTGATAGTCGTATTCCTACGACTTATGCTGCTTCACGCCGATTTGACACTATTGTCCAAACGACTACTCCAAGCGGATCAGACTGGCCGGTAGGTAAGACTTGGCTGCAGAACGATGCTGATAAGACGCTATCAATTTGGGATGGTGACAGCTGGGAAGGTATTAGCTCTGGTGGTACGTTTGTTAGCCAAACTAAAGTTGTCTATGTGGATGCTACTAACGGAAACGACTCTAACGACGGTCACCGTATTAGCCGCCCTAAGGCTACTATTAAAGCAGCTATTAACCAAATCAACGCTGATGCCACCTATGGTGACGGAAGTGTTGTCGTAGTCGCTCCTGGTACGTACCAAGAAGCTTGTCCTATTGACATCCAAAAGTCTAACGTTTCTATTATCGGTCAAGCTCTTCGTAGTTGTGTTGTACACCCTACGGTTGCAACTGAAGAGAATGTGATGTTCCGCGTTAACAGCGGTTCGTACATCGCTAACCTGACGTTGACTGGTATGAAGGCAAGCGGTGCTCTTGGTAATACCGTTGACGCTGATTTGCCTGTTAACCAAGGTTGGAACTTTGCGTTCTATCCAGGTGCAACAATTACCAAATCTCCTTATATTCAGAATTGCACAAACTTCTCTGATAGTGAGATTGATAACAGCAACTTGAATGCAATCACCCCCGCTGGTGGTTCTGCTGGTGATACTGACTCTGCACCAACTGGTGGTGGCTTGCTTGTTGATGGTTCTGCCGTTGATAGCGCCTCTCCACTGCGTTCAATGGTGTGTGACAGCTACACCCACGTTGGACTGAATGGTCCTGGTATTCTTGTCACTAACAACGGTTACTGCCAAGCTACTAGCTCCTATGCATTCTTCAACAAATATCACATCAAGTGTCTGAACGGTGGTCAGGCAAACCTTGCTGCTTCTACCACTGACTTTGGTGATGAGGCATTAGTTGCTGATGGTAAGTCTACTACTAATATCTTCACCTCAAATGTTGATGGTGCTGCTAGCAGTGGTGATCTGACGTTTAACATTAATCAACCTGTTGCTGATGCAAGTTGGCACGGTAGTGCTACTCGTCCACAAGGTAACATGCTTGTTACGGTGAACGGTGTCACGTATCCCGTACTTTCTGCTACGGCCAACACCGATTCCGAAGGTGGTAATGGTTGGACTGTTACTATCAGTCGTCCTAATCCATCTAAGCGTTCTGAGAACCTTGGTCTTGACGGTGCTGTTAGTGATGATGCTGCTGTAAGTTTCTACCTTCGTTCCATGATCGCTTCTAGCGGTCACACAATGGAATACGTCGGTAGTGGTACTGATTACCGCGCACTGCCTGAGAATGGTGGTGTGCCTGATGACTCCAAACAGATTGTTGAAGCTAACAACGGTAAAGTCTGGACTGCTATTACTGATCAAAACGGTAAGTTCAAGATTGGTGACTTCTTTGAAGTTGATCAACGTACTGGATTTATTAACTTCAGTGCAGGTTCATACGCCTTTGACGTTGTAACCGATACTACACCTGAACTTGGTGGTCAGTTGGATGCACTAAACAATAAGATTGTTAATCTAGCGGATCCCACTAGTGCCCAAGATGCTGCAACTAAAGCATACGTTGATGCATTGCCTAGTGAAGTTGTCGATGATACTACACCCCAACTTGGTGGTGAGTTAGACGCACAAACCTTTAAAATTGTCAACTTAGCTGATCCTACTGCTGCACAAGATGCTGCTACTAAAGCTTATGTTGATGCCAACGCCGGTCCTATTGTTACCGATGGTGGCAACTTTGATAACGGAACAAGCACTGTATCTACTTCGCAAACTCTTGATGGAGGTCAATTCTAATTATGGCTACACCTGCAACTCGCACCCCGATTCGTATTGCACGGGGTACTTATACTAATCTCAATGCCTCCATTGCTGATATCCTTGATGGAGAGATTTGTTGGGCTACTGATGAAGATAAGATTTACGTAAAGGATGGTGGTAGCCTTGTTGCCACGATGCTTACGTCTTCTGATATTGGCGTTACTGTTCAAGCATACGATGCTGACACCGCCAAACTTGACGTTGCTCAGACTTACACCGCACAACAAACCTTTGGTGAACTGAAGGAGACTGTTTATACCCTTGCTACTACTGGTTCTATTGCACTTGATCCTGCTAATGGATCTATTCAGTCTTCTGTGTTGACTGGTGCTCCTACCTTTACTGATTCTCTTGAAGCTGGTCAAAGTGTTGTCTTGATGCTTGAAGGTGGTGCTACTTATAGCGTCACTTGGCCTAGTCTGACTTGGGTTACAAGTGCTGGCAATGCTGCTCCTACGCTCACCGCTAAAGATACGCTGGTGTTCTGGAAAGTTGGCACCACTCTTTACGGTGCATACGTCGGGAGTTATGTGTAATGCTAGGTAAACAATTACAAACAGCTGCTGCTGGTAATGCAGGTGAGGGTGTTTATGTCGAAGACGTATTTAGCACCTACCTCTACAACGGCAACGACAGCACAAATACAATCACGAATGGAATTGATCTGGCTGGTGAAGGCGGTTTGGTTTGGCTTAAGGCTCGAGATAATACCTACAGTCATTGGTGGATGGATACAGCCCGTGGCTTTACCAACGGGCTCAAATCTGAGAGTACTGCCGCGCAGGCTAATCTATCCTCGTCTGTAGGATCAGTATCATCCACTGGATTTAGTCTTACAGGGCGCTCCCAGCTCAACGCTAGTCCGTACCTTTATGCCTCCTGGACCTTCCGCAAGGCGGAGAAGTTCTTTGATGTGGTGACTTATACGGGCACAGGTAGTGCTCGTACCGTTGCACATAATCTAGGCAGTGCGCCCGGTTGCATCATCGTCAAGCGGACGGATACAATTAGTAACTGGGCTGTTTATCACATAAGTAATGGCGCCACATATTGGCAAGCCCTAAACACAATAGATGGCAAAATGGCAGAAAGTGGGACTTTCTGGAACAACACATCCCCCACCAGTAGTGTCTTCAGTCTCGGCACTGACTCCACAGTCAACGCTTCTGGTGGCACCTACGTCGCCTACCTATTCGCGCACGACGCTGGCGGGTTTGGCGATGATGGCACGGAAAGTGTAATTAAGTGTGGGGCAATGACCAGTTATGCAAGAACAGTAGATCTTGGCTGGGAGCCGCAATGGGTTTTGGTTAAAAGTACCGCAAGTAGCGCTTGGTTTATTATTGACTCTATGCGCGGATGGACGAATGGAGGCAATGATCCAGTCCTTCAGCCACATTTATCCAGCGCTGAATACGCAGGCGCAAACTATGGTTACTTAACGCCAACAGGTTTTGTTCTTGAAAATTACTACAATTCAGATCCTGATGTAATCTACATGGCCATCCGCCGTGGTCCGATGAAGACGCCCGAAGATGCGACGGAGGTGTTTACAGTTTCCACACCTGGCACAGGTGTCTACACAACAACAACAAACTACCCTATTGATTCTGCAATTGTCAAAAGCAAATCAACAGCGGCAGATTGGTACATGATGTCGCGCCTAGCTGGCGATTCAAAATGGCTAAACACAAACGCCTCATCCGCAGAATCAAGTATTGCTGGCTCCTTTGATATTGACTCAAATACCTCTTTTACACAAAACTTAGTTGTAACTAACCCACTCAACTACATCTTCCGCCGCGCCCCCGGCTTCTTCGACGTGGTGGCTTATACGGGCACTGGATCAGCACGCACAGTCAATCACAACCTCGGCGTAACGCCGGAGTTAATAATTGTAAAGGTCAGAAACCTAGCCACTATTTGGTGCATCTACTCGGCCACGGTTGGAAACGCAGCTCATCTTCGATTTACCAATGCTGGGACAGTCGCTGATACAACCGCTTGGAATTCCACCTCGCCTACTTCAACAGATTTCACTGTTGGTACTGCCAGTTATACAAATGGTGCCTACAACTATGTGGCCTATCTTTTTGCTAGTTGTCCAGGAGTGAGCAAAGTCGGCAGCTACACCGGCACTGGCACCACGCTCAACGTCGACTGTGGCTTCTCAACAGGCGCACGGTTTATTTTAATCAAGCGCGTCGATGCCGCTGGTGACAACTGGTACGTCTGGGACACCGCTCGTGGCATTGGTACCGGTAACGATCCGTACTTGTACCTCGATGTCGGTTTTGCAGAAGTCACCAACACCGACTACATCGACCCGCTGAGTTCTGGTTTCCAAATCTCTTCGTCTGCTCCTGCAGCTATTAACGCCAACGGCGGCTCTTACATCTTCCTTGCAATTGCTTAACTATGGAACTCCGTAATCAATCGACTGGGACTGTCATTACTGATCGGCAGTTCCGTGACTCTAATCCTAGCGTCAGTTTCCCTCGTGTACTGACCTCTGAAATCCTTAATGAATACGGTTACGACCCTATTCTTGAAGGTCCTCAAGCTACCGTTACTGCTCCTTATGAAACTAGTGTTCGTGATGGAGTTGAAGAAGTTAACGGTCAATGGTTCACTAAATACGTTGTTGGACCGACGTTTACTGACACCACTGATGTAGATGGTGTAGTTACTACTGCTGCTGACAACGAAGCTGCTTACCGTCAACGTATTGATAATGAAGCAGCTGAACGTGTCCGCATTGATCGCAACAAGCG